ATTTCGGCTTCTTCATTAAGGAACGTAACCAACTTGATGCAGAAAAAACCATGTTCAACGGTTCTTTCTCCGGCAATTTCCACAAGTCCATTTCCTTTTGGTTTCATAGTAACACACATTTGGTTATAGTAATTTCCACGTTGTTTCAAAAGAACACCGTTCAATTTCGTTAGATTCTTTATGTTCCCCTTTCTCAATAAGTATGGGGATTATGCGAATTGGAATAAACACACCCCAACCCTTACCCTTTTCAGGAAATACACGAACACTTGAACCATCCTTTTTCAGATAGCCAATTTTGAAATAATTGCTTGAACCATCCCAACCATCATAATATGATATTGTCTTGCCGATAAGGGCTTGTTTTATTTCTTTTATTAACATAGTCATTAAGAATTGATTACCATTATAAATTCACATTTTGCCCAATCTGATAAATCGGGGCTTTTCATATATTCTTGGTTCTTTTGTTCAATGGCTTTTGCTTCTTGCTCGCTTATTTCAATGCCATTCACAAAGTATCGTTTCATATCGGAAAGTTTCGTGGGCGACCCGAAAGCCGCCCTGATTATTTAATTAAGTGGCATAACAAATTCAATGTCGTTGTAATGAATGAAGCCCCCGGCATCAATTATTGATTGAAGTGCTTTCTTGCCCCCTATTGGATTGTAAGGAATCGGCAATTGTTCTGATTTGAATTTCACAAACCCCTTTCCTAAAATTGCAAGTCCCCACCCCTTATTGAATATACAAATCCCCTTGGGAGTATTGAACTTGTAGCCCTTTAAGTCAATGATGCGAAGTTGAGAATTAAAAAGCCTTGTTTCTTTGGAACGTATAATATTCATTGTTGCGAAATTTGTGGGGTGGTTGCCCACCCGGGTTAATGTCAGAGTTCATATAAATCAATAAATTCATTGTTGGCAACGCTTAATGTATAAGTCGGTTTGCCGCACGTGGATTCTTTGATAAAGCAAAATGTTTCATCTATTTCACGATAGACATAAACAAATTGCCCTTGAAGTTGGATGGATTCAACCGTTCCGAAATAATCGGCGGTGTTGTCAATGTCTTGGCAAAGTCCCCAAATATGGTTGCCTATGCCCTCACGGTTGATTGCATCAAAAAGATTAAATGTTAATTGTTTCATTGTTACGAAAATTTAGAAGTTAAGTCGCATTAAAAATCACACGACCATGAATATTGTTGTTTCAATTGTGCCAAAGCCTTGTCGGTAACGTAATACACATAACCGCCACAATTTGCCCGGCTGATTGAACGATTGCATTTCAATTCAATTGGTTTGTTGAAGCTGATTGCATAACGATTGCCACATGAGAGAATCAAGAAATCAACCGATGCTTTGTATTCATCAACTGATGTTGGCTTGTATTCCCCTTTTGGAATAAATTTATCTTCATTCGTGAAGTAACCTTTTACTTGTGATGTTTCCATTGTTGCGAATATTATTTGTTATGTATTATAGTAACACACCGCAAAGATAAGCGTTATATTTAATAAAACAACTATTTTAAGCAAGAAAAATGCAAATGCAGTGCAAAAATGTGGATAAGTAAAGCATAAGTTCAAGTTTATTTCTATGTGTATCACTATAAAACATAATACTTTTGTGATTGATTTGTTTAACATTATAATTATCGGAAAATGAAAGAAACAATTTTGGCATTACTGATTGCAAAGTTTTCAGGCGTGCGAAAAGACGGACTTGTTGCATTGGCACGTTCACTTGCGTTACAATGCACGACCGAAGATGAAGCGAAAACCCTTGTGGATAAGTTCACCGATGCGCAAGTGAATGAGTTTGTCAAGGATTACCGCGCCGATGTGGACAAGGAAGTGTCCGAAAGCAACAAAACTTTTGAAACCAATCTGAAAAAGAAGTTCGATTTGGTTCAGAAAACCGAACCCGGCGGTAAGAAGAACCCGAAAGACACCGACACCGACGACATTGCAGCTATTGTAAAAGCAGCAGTTGATGCGGCGGTTGCCCCTTTGAATGATAAGTTGAATGGTTATGAAGCAAAGACTATTGCCGAAACAAGGCTTCAGGCATTGAACGAGAAGTTAAACGGATGTAAGGACGAAAATTTCAAGGCTCAAACCCTGAAAGACTTTGCCCGGATGAACTTCAAGGATGATGCAGATTTCAATGAATACTTGACAGGCAAGGAAGCGGACATTGCAACGGCAAATCAAAACAAGGCTGATACTGATTTGAGCAATTCAGGCGGAAGCCCGCTATTCTCCCAAAAGGAAGAAAGCGGTATTTCAAAAGGAGTTGCCGAATATGTGGAAAGCCTTAAACCCGAAAACACCACGTTTAAGGGTAAAGAAATTTAAGTCAAATTCTAAAATTCAAAACAATGTCATTGACAATCAAAAGGAAAAAGGACAATCGCATTGTGAAGTGCATTCTTCACCGTGTAGCGGACATTCCCGGTGGTGTAACCGTTCAGGTTGCAAACTTGGGTGGGTCGGCATTGTTTGAGGGAACGCCCCTTGGTAAGGGGTCGAATGGTCTTTATGTGGTCTGCAAGACGGCGCAAGTAATCACCGAAGCGACCGAAGCGGCAACAACTTATGAAGTGGCAAAAGGACACCATTTCAAGGTTGGCGACCGATTCGCAACGGCAGCTTGTAACGGTCAGACCATTACGGCTATTGACAAGACCGATGCAGCCAAGGACGTTATCACCGTCGGAACAACGCTTGGAGCGAAGATTACCGCCGGAACTTGTGCATTTGAATCAAGTGGAACCAACAAGACATTGAAAGTTACCCCGGTTGCCATTGCGGGGTCGAACTATGATGTTGAGCATGGCGACAACTTGTTTGTTGATGCGTGGGTTATCGGTGTGGTAAAAGAAGCCAATGCCCCCGTCGTGGACAATGCCATTAAATCGGCATTGAAATCAATTGTTTATGTGTAACCCCAAAAGTAAACCAATATGCAGAAATCATTGATGGTTGGGTTGAATGAAAAGGATATGGAAGCCGTAATTCGTAGTTACGACCTCAAAGATTACTATTATCCAACCCTTTTCCCGTTGAAAGAAACAAACTTTCTGACGTGGAAGATGCTTGAAGCGCAATCGGGCTTGAAGATTGCCGCCGACCTTGTGGCAAGGGGTGCGACAATTCCGAGAAAGACCCGTGAAGCCATTTCACGCATTCAAGGTGATATTCCGAAAATCACCATTTCAAAAGAAAAGAATGAAGATGAATTGACCGAATACGACATAATGGTTGCAATGTCGAGCAACAACCCCGACTTGAAAGCACTTGTCGAATTTTGGGCGGAAGATACCAAGTTTTGTTGGGATGGTGTTGCAGCCCGTGCCGAATGGATTGCATTACGCCAAATTTCGCTTGGCAAGGTCAAGTTCACCAATTCCAACAATGCGGCAGTTGTTACCGAATATGATGTTGATTACCTGATTCCGGCGGAACAAAAGATTGGTGTTACCACTTCTTATTCGTCGGGTACGGCTGCAAAGCCTTTGACAAAGGATTTCCCAGCAGCTTTGAAGTTGGGTAAGAAATTGTATGGTGCAACCTACAAATTTGCGTTTATGAATGTTGATACCTTTGAAAAGTTTGCTTCACAAGAAGAAGTCTTGAAGAAGTGTTCTTCATTCATTCAGAACGCAACAGGCACGCAAGATGCACCGGATTTGGCAACTGTCAACGCATATCTTGCCAAAAAGAAAGAATTGTATCGCGGTTTGCAGATTATCGTAATTGACCAAGACATTACGATTGAACTTGCAGACGGAACGCGCAACACTTCAAATCCGTTTGAAGATGATGTTATTCTTTTCTCTGAAAGCAAGGTTCTTGGAAAAACCTATTGGAAAAAGCCTATTGATGCAAAGAAAATGCCCGGTAGTGTTGCCGAAAAGGTTATGCACGGACATACTTTGGTCAAGAAGTATTCCAATGAATCACCCATTCAGGAAGTTACCGAGGGAATTGCAAACCTTTTCCCGGCTTGGAATCTTGCTGGAAGAAGTGTGTTGATGCAGACCAACGCAACTTCTTGGAATAAAAACTAACACTGACCGATGGGACGCGATGATTTCGGTCGTTTCGTCCCAAGGTCTTTTGCAAGAAAGTAAGTTATGACAAACAAAGAGTATTTGACCAAATCATTGAATGGACTTAACCTTGTAGAAGATGATATTGATGTTATCTTGGCAAAAGGCGGTCTTGATGCAGATGATAAAGCAGATGTAAAAGCGTGTGACGTGGCGGTTTACAACCGAATGTCCGTAATCCTGAAAGGTATGTTGCAAAACGTGTCCGAGGGTGGATATTCGATTTCTTGGAATATGGAAGCCGTCAAGTTGTATTATACTGCATTGTGCAATGAGTTGGGCAAAGAAAATGTGTTGGTCGCACGTCCGAAAGTTCGTAACCGTTCAAATATTTGGTGATTATGGCATACGTGAAGCAATATCCGCATTACCTATTCATCGAAGAATCCGTGGAATCCATACAGGATGAGCAAGGCAATTGGACGGAATGTAAAACGTCGCGCAAATTCATATCCATGTGCCGCGAGGAATCCGACGGCAAAGGCACGGAATATCAAGTTGCCGGGGGTGAATACCAAAAGGCAACATCTGTAATTCAATGCCCCAAAACTTGCCCAAGGGTAAACAAGGGAACAAGGGTGATTATTGCAAACGACCTTGATTGTACGGACATACGCATTGCCGGAATATGCTTGAACTTTGACCCCTCACAATTGCATTCAAGATTATGGGTATAAAAGCGAACTTCACCAAAGATGATGTCAAGAAGCGTTTTGATGCTTTCTTGGATATGGTCGAGCAAAAGCAGATTGAAAGATTACAAAGGCTTGGTGAAATGTGCTTGATTGAAGCGCGAAACAACAAAGGCTATATGATGCAGACGGGGGCTTTGCTTTCGTCAACAGGATATGAAATTTTTGTTGATGGCGTTGCAATACATGGTCAATTTGATGCCGCAAGTGGTGCGGAAAGTGAAGCGGCGGCAAAAGGTGTTAAGGCAGGACAAAGCATTGCCGAAAAAATCGGCAAGGAAACCAAGGGTGTTGCCCTTGTTGTGGTTGCCGGAATGAATTATGCCGCCTATGTTGAAGCAAAAGGATATAACGTGCTATCAAGTGCCGAACATCTTGCAGAACGGGAATTGCCCCGAATGTTGGAAAAGTTGATAACGAATATCAAACGTGCAGCGGAATAATGAAAACAGCATTTGACACCGACGGAATCTTGTTTGAATTGCTTAATGGCAAAACGTCCATCAAAGGCGGTTGTTATGTGGGTGATGACAGACCCGAAAATTCAACCGATGAAGATATTGTTGTGAATACCATTGATTTGTCGCAAGACACATTGCCCCAAATCGGTACGTCAAACATCAATATATACACCCCGGACACAAGCAAGAAAATCAAAGGCAAGATGCAAGTTTCGGCAAATCGCACACGGTTGAAAGCCTTGGCGGAAGAAGCCTTGGAACTTGTGAGAAATGCGAATATTGATGGGTTGATGATTATACCGGGTAATATGTTGATAATGTATGAACCGAATACCCATCAACATTTTATCAACATCCGCATTGATTGGAACATTCAAATTGAATAAATTTTAAATCCATAGCAGTATGGCAGAAAGTAGAACATCTTTAATCACCCTTGGACTTTGTGAAATCAAGGTCGGTGCAGCCGCCCCGAATGGGACGATGCCCGTTGAAATGTCCAAGATTGGCAAGACCTATAAGGACACTTGCAAGATTGCCCAAGATGCCGCCGATGTAACCGAGCATTACGAAGAGGGTATGGCAGCCCCTGAAGTGCGCAAGAAGTCACGCAAGATTCCTAAATTGACATTTTCAATTATGGATGCAAACGTGGACGACCTTGTGGAATACGTTGGTGGTGAAAAAATTGAGGAAGCTTGGGGGTATAACGGCGATGAAGTGGTTGCAAACAAGGCAATCCGGGTAATAACGGAAAAGGGATTGGATTTTGATATACCGAATGGAGATATTGAAGCGGTAATCAATGCCGATATGTCCGCAAAGGGAATTTTCCTTGTGGATTTCACCGTTACCCCAATGGCGGTGTCAGCCGGAAAAGCCTTGAAAGGAACACCGAAGAAACCCTAATAAAAATCGGGGTGCAATCTTAACGTAAACCCGAAGCCCCCGGAGTGTTTCAGCTTTGGGGGCTTCATTCTTTAATAAAGTGTATGACAGACGATAAAATTAAACTTGAACAAGAACGGGCGGAACTCAACACCCTTATCAATAAAGGTGTGTCATTTGAGGTCAAAGACACCGATTTTGAGGTTAAAAAGAAGTTCTTTGGGCTTTTCAAAAGACATATACCGCACGAGATTACACGCACGTTCAAAATTGACGAATTGACCCTTTCAACCCTTGACCGAATTTCAGCCGAAACAATCGAATTGACCATTGACGAATCATTGATGAAGTCAGAGGATTCTATGAAACGCGCAAGGGGGCTTGCCCATAAACATTCGATTCGGTGTGCAAGGATTATTGCAATCGCCGTACTTGGTGAAGATAGGTTGATTCCGATACATGGAAAAGGTGGTACACGGTGGATTGAAGATACCAAACGTCTTGAAAAATTGACTTCATTGTTCGCCCGTAAAATCAAACCATCCGTTTTGTACAAACTTTATGTCCTTGTGAATGCTATGTGCAATCTTGGGGATTTTATGAACTCTATTCGATTGATGCAACAAGAAAGAACCACAATGCCGATTCGGATAGAGGAAAACAACGAGGTCTAAACAGTCCATACGGTCGCCGAGGGGCTATATGCCAACATTTCGGCTGGACTTATGACTATCTGTTACACGGCATTGCATGGTCGGTTGTCCAACGTATGATGATTGATGCCCCAAGTTATGACATGAACAATGACACCGGGGTTGAAGAAATCGAATTGACGGAAAACAACAGTGAGCAAATTTTGAATTACGTAAATAGTTTAATGTAATATGGCAGAAATTGACGGTGGGGCATTGTCTTTCAAGTCCATAATGGACAATGACCAACTAAATATGGCGATAGATGAAACCTTGCGACGGGTGCAAGGCTTTTCCGATGCCGTTGTTGGTAGTGGTGATGTGATGGACAGAACCACACAAGAAATGGTTGAATGTATTGAGATTCAACGCAAGGTTGTTCAGGATTTGGAAAACAAATATTCGGATTTGAATGCAAAGATAAATGCAATTGAACCCGGTGATGCACAAGAAATCTTGATGAGTGAAGCCATTGCGGTAAAGCAAGAACTTAATGCGGAAAAGAAAGCCCTTACCGCATTGACGGTTGAATTGAACAACTTACAATCAACCAATGTACGGTGTGCGATGTCGTTTGACCAAATCCGTACCACCTTGGGGCAAATCGGCGCAGCTTGTGAAGAACATGAAAGGGAAATTGCAAGTCTAAGTGAAGAATACGACCGTTTAAGTAAAGCCGCGAGTGATGCTTTCATGTCCGGGCATGATGATGATTACCGGGTATTGAAAGACCGGGCAAGTGCAATCAAAGGTGAAATTACGGTTCGTCAGCAACTTTTGAATGAATTGCGTGAACAATCGGATGCCCTTGAAGATGAAGCGGGCAAGTTGGAAGAAGTAGCCAAGCAAGCAGATAAAACGGCACAATCCCATGTTTCTTTGCGCACCCGTATTCGTGACCTAAAAGAAGAAATGGCGTCATTGATTGCCGATGGTGTAGATGAACAAAGTGCCGCTTATAAGGAATTGGAAGAAGAACTTGGGCGTTTAATGGATATTCAAGGAGATATTCAAGCACAAGGAAGTGTTCTTGCCAATGATGAAGCCCAATTTCAAGGCATGATTACCGGGTTAAGCGGTGTTATCGGTGGGTTTACAGCAGCACAAGGCGCGGTGGCATTATTTGCAGGTGAAAATGAGAACTTGCAAAAAATAATGCTCAAAGTCCAATCCTTGATGTCAATTACAATCGGGTTGCAACAGGTCGCACAGGCTTTGAACAAGGATTCGGCTTTTCAACTTGTAACCATTAACGGCTTGAAAGAGTGGTGGAACAAGTTGTTGGCAATCGGGCGTGGTGAACAAGTTGCATCAACCTCCGCAACGGTAGCAGATACAACCGCAACCATTGCGAATACGGCGGCAGAAGCTGCACACACGGCAGCAACCCAAGCAAATACCACCGCACAAGGGGCAAACACGGTGGCGCAAGGGACAAACACCGCTGCAACGGGAGCGCAAGCA